GACGGCAGCGCCACGTTTGCTGGTGGTGATGTCAATATCGACAGCTCGGGGCGGTTGTTGGTTGGAACGAGCACTTCTCCTAGTGGTGGTGACGCTGAAGCTGAAAACGCTTCATTATTAATTAGAGGAAGAATTGGCAATAGTGCGGATAGCGGTCGAATCAACCTGCAGCGTGGTTCGGCTGCTATATCTGGATCAAGCATTGGCTCGATTAGTTTTACCGATTCTTCGAATAACGCTTACGCAATAATTAGGACAGAAGCAGATGCAGATACGGGAACAAATGATTATCCAGGTCGCCTAGTGTTCTCCACTACGGCGGATGGTGCGTCTTCTCCGACAGAGCGACTCAGAATCGACAGCTCGGGGCGGTTGTTGGTTGGAACGACTAGCTCGCCTTCTAGTAATGCTGGTCAATATGCCAGGCTTTTAGTCAAAAGTTTTGCTGGTAGTTCAACTGGCGACGGTTCTTTTGGCTTAATGCGTGGACAAAATGCAGCAGACATTTCCGCTGGTCAAGATATTGGAACATTAATGTTTGTTGAACAAGGCGGCGGTGCGTATGCCTGGATTAAAAGTGGAGCTGATAACACTGGTGGTGCTAACAATTATCCAGGTCGCTTAGTGTTCTCCACCACTGCTGATGGTGCGTCATCACCAACCGAGCGGATGCGTATCGACTCCGCTGGCGACATCACTGCGACGGGCAGCGCCACGTTTGCTGGCGACATCACCGCCGGTAACGTCAGCTTCAACCTCGAAACAGATGACCCCGATAACTACACAACTACCACTGAGGAATACACCGAAACGGAGTATTACACCGTTGAGGTTCCTGTTGTCGAGCGTCCCGGGGTTGGCACTGCCGACATTCAAGACGGCGTAAGCACAGCTGATCTGGTTGACGGTGATGAGCGTGAAACGCAAACCATCACCAAGAGCAGAGAAGTCACTAAGACGCGTGAGGTCAAGACTTACACCGGTCCTACGCTCGATGTCAGGACTGAGTTGTTGGCTCTGCGTGAGCGTGCTGCTCAACAGGATGCAGTGATTGCTGAGATGTCTGCCGCGTTAAAAGCACTGCAGGCCAAAAGCTAGCCCGATGACAAAGCGCGAGCGGTTCTTGCTGTGGTTACTAGCAAGCCTGCTCGCGTGGCAGGCTGCTGTGTTCACGTTGGGTGTTGTGTATTGCGGCAGAGCTGCCAACGTCAGTGCTGTTTGCCCCAAGCTTGGTGATCGCTTTGACACCTTCGTCAACACAAGCTTGGGAGCTGTTCTAGGGCTGCTAGCTGGCAGCGTTGCTTCTAGGCAGCAGCCTTAGTCAAGATCAGGCAGTCATCTTCCTGTTCGACTTTGACGTATTCACCGGGTTGAACGTTGATCATCTCGGCGTAGCAGCTGCTCAATGGAATCACGCCACGGCTGCTGGCTTTGACCTGGAAGCTGGGCTGACGGTGGCCAGTGCCAGGGGTGTGAGTTTCGCCGATAGTCAAACCTTGTGCAGCAGAAAGGGCAGTGAAGAACTCAGTTTTTTTGAGGCTGGTCTTGCCGTTGCGTTGAGCGGAATAGCCAGCGTTGGTCAGCATAGTTGGCATGTCGAGACCTGGATTGGCTGCAACATATGCAACTAGCTCTTGGCCCGTAAGCTTTGACATTGACATGGTTGACAACTGTCAACAGTATATCAACGGAAGGCAAGGTTGCCGTTTGCATCTGTATACGATGTGCTCATTGCAGTGCTCGCGCCATCCAGGAAAGAGTTGAACAGGATTTGTCCATAGCTCGGTTTGGCAACAGGGGTGAACGTTCCTTTCTCTGGTTTCAGGCCAGCGATTGGTTCCAGCGGATCAAAGATGATTGCGTTGCGATAAGGCCGTGCTGCGCCCTTCACTTCGTTGTATGTGCTTTCAACCAATGAGGTGAATTCACGTTCGCCTTGGCGGCGTGCCAACTCAAAGCCAGGCACCGTCAGCTGATTAAAGCCAGCGAGTAGATAGCGTGCATCTTTCTTGTATCCCCTGTTGGCTAAGCCACTGCGGGTGCGGATCCCTTCGAGGTTGAGCTGGTTGGTCTGACGAGCAAAGCCAACATCAAACTGACGGTTGGTCCGAATGTCTTTGATGTTCAATCGCTTGGTATCCAGAAGCTGTCGCTTATTTGATTTCTTGTTTAGACGCAGCTCATTGAGTCTTGAGTCAAAGTTGCTGTCGGCCACATTGCGACCGTATTGAGTGGTGGCGTTGACGGAGATCGTGTTGATCTTTTTGTTCATCTCGTTCTGTGCGTTCTCCAGCTTGAACCCTTCGTTCTGCAGGAGGTTTGCTTTCTTGGTGTAGTCAATACGCTCAGCCTCGCCTTTAATTGCTGTGGCGATCTGCGCCATCTGTGACGCCGTTTCTCCCGTTAGGGATGCGTTGTAGTTAGTCAGTGCTCGGCGCCGATCAGCTTGGAGCGCTTTTAGTTCGCCGTAGCTACGACCAAACTTTTGGAAGCTGTCGAGCGCTGCACGCTTTGCGCTGTTGCTGCCACCACCTCTGGCCACGCTTGTCGCCCTGGTGTCCGCTCCCTCCAGCAAGGCTGTGATGTACTGAGCATCACGCTGCATGGTGTCGAGCTGTTCGCTAATGACGATCTGCTCTTGGATGTTTTGACCCTCAGCTTCCTTCTGAGCAATGATCTGGTCTGCCTGCTGACCGCGTTGCTTGATTGAATTCATATAGGAAGCAACGGCTTCCATGTTGGCCAGGTTGGATTGAGCGGCTCGGCTATCGATAGATGCTTTCCGTGCAGCAAACTGAGTGTTGATCTCAGCCATCTTGAGCGACTTGTCTAACGTCAGCTCTGCGTTGGTCAGTAACTTTTGCCGAGCTGCAGCGTTCTTTCCAACAGCGAACCTGGCGTTCTCAATATCAATGCCAGTGTTGTATCGCCTGCGCTGTGCAGCTAGCCCCTGGTCGTAGATACGCTTGGCCTCTTTGACCGTTTGATACTTCGACAGCTTGGATTGATCTGCGCTAATACCAAGGCCTGCCAGGGTTTGATCCAGGCCTAGCTGCAAGTCTCCCAGGCTTTTGTCGAAGTTGAGGTTGGCCTCTAAGGCCCGAAGCTCTTCTGATGTGACATAGGTATCCTGCAGCGCTTCAGTGTTGAGCTGCAGGTTGAGCAATGCAGCATCAATGATCCGCTCTTGATTGGCTTCGTAGTCGGCTTCTCTTACGCGGTCCTGGTATCTCTGCGCTTCTGTATTCGCCATGTTCCAGGCGTAGTTCGAGTACGCCTCAAGGTTGCTGATAGACCACTCTTTTATGTCTCGCTCGAAACGGGCGTCAATCTGCGCCTGGGTTTCTTCGTTCTGCGCATCAGCCGCCTCGCGCTGCTGGTTGCCTTGGATTAGTCCGCCAATTATTGATGCGCCAGCAAGAGCAGCAGTAACCCACGCCATGATTACATCGGCTTTTCTCTGTCACTGTAAACGCCCTTCCAAGACGCGCTAGTGACAGTGACAGGCAGCCACGAGTCTGACTCCACGACAACAGAACACTTGTCGTTTCTGCTGCATACCGGGGCGTCAATACTTCCGCTCTCTAGAGCACGTTCGCTTTTGTCGAGAGTGTTGTTGAACACATCCAAGAACCGTGCCCTGAAGTCAACAACGGTATCAGTGTCGCGGTTCTCTCTTTTGACCCTGAGTCTGTATGCCCCGGTGTCAACATGGTTCACTGTCCAACGCAGGATCTGCGTGCGTCCAGCCAGCTGGCCAACACGCCTGGTGTTCGCCTCGTTCACATCAGGCACATAGCCCGTGTTGAACTCATACTCGAATTGATACGGCTCACCAAAGGCCACATCAAACGTGGTCCAGTTCCCTGGCTCAGTGCAGACCAGGCTGCCAGTGGTTGTCTCCCCTAGCTTCAAGCCTTGATAGCTGGTGTTGGTAAAGCGAACCACCGCAACCGTCTTCACGGCAGGCACATACGGAACTGTGAAGGTTGTCCTGTCTGTTGCGCTGTCATACGTCCCAGTCACACGGGCACTGGGTGCAGTAAACGCAGGAGCTGGATACTGCAGCAGTCGATCTAGATGGATCTGTGGTTCTGTTGGAACCTCGATCTCATCGTTTAACTGCAGGCAGAAGTAAGTCCCACTGCTGTCGGTGACCAGCATGTATAGGGCGTTGTTGATGAACTTGACCCACTGCACGTCTTGGCCGACCTGCCACTGACTCCAGCTCCGCTGGATCTTTTGCTGCCCCACCTCACCTGTCTGCCACAGGTACTTGTAGACAAATAACTCTTTCTTGTTGGTTGGCGAGACGATCACTGCAGCGTCAATGTTCTGGCCAACATCCCAATGGGTGATAGATCCCTCGATGTACTTCGGGACATAGTTGGTCACGTCCAGGCTGCTGCCCAGGTTCAGACCCAGCTTGGTGTTCCGTTGGTTGTAGAAGTTGAATTCACGGAAATGGGTAAAGCCAAAGTATTCCGTGGCAAACAACACTTGTGCCCCTGACAGCTTGGGTCTGACGTTGGGGTTCATCTCCAGGTTGCTAAGCCTGAACATCTCACCCGTTAGTGGCGTCAGCACATCAGCGTCAGCTGCTCGCACCTGGAACTGAGAAGTCGACGAGAACGCAAGGATGCTGTCTTCAACCGCAATCATCCATTCGATTGGTGAGCTGCGTTCACTGGTGCCGCGCAAGCCAAACGGGTCAGTGGCCTGTACTGCTAGTGATGTGTCATTGAAAAAATTGAAGATGTCATCGGTCTCGCTGAACTGAATCGTCTCGTCAGCAGCCACCACATAACGGCTACGGAAGATCGCATGGTCCCTGATTGGCTTGCCAACAAACTCAGGGTCAGGTGACGTGACAACATCCCCAGCCGTGCGCTCACCCCATTGCGGGAACTTAAACGTATAAGTCTCGCCGTTCACTTCCAGGCTTTCCTGAGCGCCATCAGCTGGGCCAACAAAGAACACCCCCGCGGCTGCCCTGTAAAACACCAACGGCATCGTGTTGGCATCCAGCTTGTAGGTGATGCCTGGCTTCACGGTCTCCTGCCAAGCACCCTCTGCAAACGTCGTGGTGCCGAACGTGCTGAACTTCAGCCAGCGGTTATCGATGGTTGTTGATGGGTCGCTCTCTACCTCAACCACATAGCCGTCGGGTGCAATGACCGGCAGGCTGCCGAGGTTCTGCACTTTGTTGGTGAAGGCCGTCGATAGCTCGCCGCTGCGTCCGTCATCAACAGCTATCTCAAAGTCCGCTCCGTCATCCTTGGTGACATAAACGACGTACTGGTTAGAGACTGCGGTGTAACCGTCCTTGCTGTTGATCTGCGTTGCCAATGATGTGGCGACAGCTGACGTGCTGATCGTGTTCTGATCTGCGTCAGCAGCTGGTGTCGTGAACGTTGCAACCTCGGTCTCATCAAGTGTCACCTTGTACGTCACGCTGTAAGCAACAGCTCTGATAAACACCAACCCCTTGCCGGATTGTGCTGCCACCGTGCTGCTGTCGTATGCCGTTGCCTTCTCTCTGTTGAGCAGCAGGCCGATAGGGCCACTGCTGATCAACGCATAGTTCTTGTAAAACGTCCCCGGTTCGTTGTGTGGGTAGGACGTGTTGCTGCAGTTAATGATTCCGTTGGCGTCTAGGCCAAGGCCAGTGCCATGGATTTTGATTGCTGGCACAGCGTTGTTACGCCGCAACTCAATCAACGTTTGATTGGTTGTGCCAGGCCTACACAGGATTGAGTATTGCTCACCCTGTTTGATGTCCATCATCTCCAGATAGAAATCTGTGATGGCGGTGTCGCTGATCTTGGATTGCAACCGCATCGCATTCCGTTTGGTCAGACCTTCGACAGGACTGGACCAACCGTTGAGCTGCCGCGTGCCCTGCCCCGCTGAACGCAGGTGCGGCGGCTGCTGCGAGACACCTTGAATCAACGTATCCAGATCACGTCTGATTGGTGCGCTGGGTTTCTGTGGTGTCTTGCCCTTACGGAATTGCGATTTGGTGCGGGCCATTAGCGAACTCGATAGCGGGTGCCACCTGCTGGGATATAACCAATGCCTTGGGTTGCCCCGCGGTCATTGCCCCACAACAGGTTGTTGTTGAGTGTGTTCTCTTCTGACCGGATCAACAGTGTTCGTGCCTGATCTTCGTCGGCCACCGTGTAGGTGAAGACAACAGAGCTGGCAACGTAGCGATCAGAGAAGATCCGAGCGCTGCGGATGGTGATGTACTGCTGAGCAGCATGGGGTAGTTCATCCCATGGCAACTGCGAAACAACCTTGGCTGCTGTGATTGGAGCATTGTCAATCACTGAACCAAAGTCATACCGTTGGTTGTTGCGGTCATAGACACGCAGACCCCGCATCACATACTGCGTGTCGGGATAGGTGTTGGGTGAGAAGTTGACAGTGAGGGTGTTGCCAGGGACAACGTAAGTCCCCTGCGCTGTCGGGCTGATTGGAACATTCTCGTCAGTGTTCCAGCTCCATGCTTCTGATTGAACGTCACGAGCTACTTCACGCAATGTGCGTTGAGCCAACGCTGAATCAGTTACATCATTCACGTCATCAGAGAGGCTGCTGATGCCGGCCTCTCCAATGGTCGCGAGAACTGTGTTGACAGCTTCGAGTTCTGTCATGCTGCAACTGTGTCAACTTTGGAATAGCCGGCAACAGTGTCAGAACCTTTGCCTGCTTGTGACAGGGGAACGTATGTCGCAGCAGCGTTAGTTGCTGGCACGAAATAGTCAACATCTGCAGCAGGGTCGAGGAGTTGATCGTCCTGCCATGTGAAGGTGGCCAGTGTGCTGTCGACCTTGATAGTTGTTGCCATGAAAAAAGGGGCATTGCTGCCCCTAAGTTAATTCCCCTCAGCTAGCGAAGCCAGATCACTGAGAGTTGGTGATCTCAACGCAGCACTCAGGACGCAGGCAACCAACACCAAGTGCGAACTTGGCGGTCATCAACGTGGCGTTATACATCACGTCGTAATCGTTGCCGGTCATGCCC